ATGATGGTACTGGGAATGGAACCGGAGATGGAACCGGAGATGGAACCGGAGATGGAACCGGAGATGGAACCGGAGACGGAACCGGAGATGGTACTGGAGATGGTACTGGAGACGGAACCGGAGATGGTACTGGAGATGGTACTGACCTAATCGACATTCTTACAGGAGGTGCTGTTGTTGCGGGTTTGGGTGCTGGTGGTAGATCAAGAGAAAAGTCAATGTTTCAGCCATTTATGACCGGACTATCGTACCAGCCGTATCAACTTACGCCGTTGTCTTTTCAACAGAGGGATTACGCACAAGAACTTACAAGAATTATCCAAGAAAATAGTCGAGGTATGTTGACATAATGACTTACTTAAACTTAGTAAACAACGTACTTAGGCGGCTACGCGAAGACGAAGTGACTAACGTATCCGAAAGCACGTACAGCAAAATGGTTGGTGACTTTGTAAACGATGCAAAGGAGCTTGTAGAAACAGCTTGGGATTGGTCGGCGTTACGCAGTACGCTTACAATTACCACGGCTGCTGATGACTACACGTACTCTCTGACGGGTAGCGGTAACGAAGGAAAGGTGCTAAACCTTATCAACGATACCTCTAATCTAGTCATGCAGTACCAGACTCAAAACTGGTTTGACGACAAGTTTTTTGTACAAACTCCTGCGTCTGGCGCACCGGAGTACTTTACGTACAACAGCGTAGACGGAAGCGGCGACACTCAGATTGACGTGTACCCAAAACCTGACGGTGTGTACTCACTTAAGGCAAAAATGGTTTTGCGTAATGTAGCTCTTAGTTCTGACTCAGACACATTGGCTATACCTAGTAGCCCTGTTATTCACATGGCGGTTGCTTTGCTGGCGCGTGAACGTGGAGAAACTGGCGGTACATCTACTGCTGAGTACTTTACGATTGCTGACAAGCACTTGTCTGACGCTATTGCTTTAGATGCTGAGAAGCACCCTGAAGAAACAATCTTCTACACACCGTAGGAATTATTATGGCCCAGAATCTACAAAGTATAAACTTAGTTGCTCCCGCGTTTCAAGGGATTAACACAGAAGATTCTCCTCTTGCTCAGGACACATCTTTTGCTGAAATTGCAGACAACGCAATTATTGATCGACAGGGCCGTTTAGCGTCTCGTCAGGGCAACAGCGTTATTACTACTAATAAGACAGCACTGGGCACAGACTATATCCACAACATCCATGAGTTCTACGACAGTGCTGGCAATGAAACCATATTTAGCACTGGAAATAACAAGATACTGAGCGGAACGACTACGCTGACAGACGTGACTCCCGGCTCATACACAATTACCGCTAATGATTGGAAGATCGTAAACTTCAACGACAAGGCTTACTTCTTTCAACGTGGCTATGATCCGCTTGTTCACGACAACAGCAACGGGCTGAGAACATTTACGGTAGCTAACGGTGGTGCTACCAACGCTACGTTTAAGGCAAACGAAGTTGTTGCAGCGTTTGGTAGATTGTTTATTGCAGGTAACGCTACTAACGATACAGTTATTTACTGGTCTGATTTACTAGACGGCAATGCTTTTACTGGTGGGTCTAGCGGATCTATTGACGTTGCAAAGGCTTGGCCTAACGGCGCTGACAAAATTGTTGCGTTAGCGGCTCACAACGATTTCCTTGTAGTATTTGGTGAACACAGTATAATTGTTTACGGTGGTGCTGACAGTCCTGCTAGTATGGCTATTAGCGATACCATATCAGGCGTTGGGTGTATTGACCGCAAAACTGTACAAAACATTGGCACTGACCTTTTGTTTTTGAGTGACGACGGTTTGCGTAGTTTAGGCAGAACAATACAAGAAAAGTCTTTGCCTATTTCTGATCTTAGCCGTAATGTAAAGCAAGACTTAATTGCTAAACTAGCTGCTAAGACTAGCCCTGCTACTTCTGTGTACAGCCCTGAAAACTACTTTTATCTACTAGGCTTGCCAGATAGCAACCTTATTTACTGCTTTGATCTTAGAGGCCGACTTGAAAACGGATCGTACCGTGTAACCAAGTGGCCTAGTGTTGACTTCAAAAGTTTTGCTAGGGATCGCAACGGCGACGTTTACATAGGAACTACAGATGGAATAGGCAAGTACAGCGGGTACGACGACAACAACTCTTCTTACGTGTTCCGTTACTCTAGTCCCGGACTTACGTTTGGTGATGCGTCCAAACTAAAATTACTGAAAAAAATTAGACCTACTATTGTTGGCGGCAACGGCTCAGACATTGTTCTTAGTTGGACGTACGACTTTTCAGTTCAGGCAAATACGTCAAGGTTTAGGGTAGGCACGTCTACTCCGGGTTTTTACGGAGAATCAGAGTACACTCAAGTAGAGTTTAGTTTGGGTGACTTGATTAGCCGCAAGTCTTTAAACTGTACAGGAAACGGGTCCGTTGTTTCTGTAGGACTACAAACAGAAGTAAACGGAAATGCCATATCTTTGCAGGAAATGAATGTATTAGCACTTATAGGTAAAACAGTATGATTAAGTATAATGTTAGGAGGGTATTCTAATGGCACACGCATGGTGGCATCCGATTACTAGCGCTATTGGGGGTGCTGTTAGTAGTGTAGGCCAAGGACTACTTACCGGCGCAACAAATCTTGGTAAAAGTTTGGCAGAAAACGCTGGTCAAGTTGCTATGGGTGCTGGTGGATTGGCGCTTTTAAACAAAGCGTACGACGATTTAGGCGACATAGGCGATCAAGCACTGAGAGGTGTTGATCCTATTGCTCAAGCTGGCCTGTATCAAACATCTTTCCGTCCGTTCACTGTTACAACAGGCACAGGTTCTAGCTTTGGGGTAGGCATTCCTGCACCGGGATCTTTCCCCACAATGACGCGAGAAGCCCGTATTCAACAGCTTATGGACAATCAAGGGAAAACTAGAGAGCAAGCTATAGCTAACCAACAAACCTCGTTAATGCGTGGGTTTGATATTAACAACGATGGCGTTGTGACTAACGCAGAGTTTGCTGCAGCTAGAAACGCTGGCCTTACTGGTTTTTCCAATACAGGAGCAGTTACCGGAGGAACAGGCGGTGCTACAGGTGGTGCTACACCCCCGCAAAACTCTGCTGCTGCTGTTGCTGTAAGAGAAGAAACGACGACAACACCGTTTGGTAATTTTACAATAGGTTACGACGCCAACGGAAACCCAGTTACTGTAAACGGTATGCCTGTACCCACCCAAGGTGGCACTACGCAGGGAACTACCCAAGGTACTACCCAAGGTACTACCCAAGGTACTACAGGTGGTGCTGCTGGGGCGTTGACGGGCGGCATAGGCCCAATGATAAACCCTAATTTACAACTTAAGTTGAGCACAGCAGAAGAGGGCATAACAACAAACGCATTTACGGGCGCTAAAAGTCTTTTGGATGCTGTCACAACAGACAGAGCCACTAGAGAGCAATCCGTGTACAACAGGATAAGGGCTACTCAAGAGGCTGAAGAAGAGCGTCAGCGTTTAGCTCTTGAAGAAAGGCTAGCTAATCAAGGACGTTTAGGTGTTCGCACAGCAATGTTTGGTGGCACACCGGAGCAGCTTGCGCTTGCACAGGCCCAAGAGGAAGCGAAGAACAGGGCTTCTCTTATGGCTATACAACAGGCTCAAGCAGAGCAAGCACAACAGGCTCAACTTGGAACACAAATGTTGGGCGCTGCTTATCTGCCACAGGCACAGGCTCTCAATATGTTCCAGCAAGGCTTGGCAGCATCTGAGTTGGCTCAACGTGGTCAGTTGGCTGGCGCGAGTATGTTTGGTGAAGCCAAGATGTCTGGACTTGAGGCGCTGTTGGGTGCTGGCTTAGGTCAAGCTAACTTGATTGGTGCAGCAGGTACAGGGTTGTTGGGTGGAGCTATAGGTTAAACTGGAGAAAGACAATGGCTAGATTTGGACAAGGACTTATACAAGGTTTAACCAACCCTCAGTTTCAACAGGGATTGTTTGAGTTGGGTGACCGTATTGCTGAGAGGCGCAGAAACGAGCGTGAGCTACAGGCTATTCAAGGCGCTGCTACTTTAGGCAACCAAGGCGTTTCGTTTGCTCAAGCAGGCAACGTGCAGGAACTGCAGAACACAATTACTCAACTTACGGAGCAATTAGGGCAAGCCAAAAACGTAAACACGGCTGCTCAAATTCAATCTCAAATAAATAAGTTGCAGGCGTTGATTCCTGAAACCAAACAGATTTCAACTAGAAACTCTATCAATACAGTTATGGGTATTGACGGACGACTAGAAAACAAAGAAGCTATGAAGGCGGCAATTAGGACTAAAAACCCAACCTTCACAGAACAACAAGTTGAAGCTCAGTTTAATACACAAGTTTCTGCGCTGACAAAACAACGTAATGAGTTGTTGTCTAGCGATACTTTAATTAACGAAGGTTACCAAAGTCGCAGGTTGGCTTTAAGCGAAGCTCAAGCAGCACAAGAAGAAATTCAAGCAAGAGAGTGGTTAGCTAGTAACAGAACAAAAATACTTGCTGCAATTAGAACTGGAAAAGAAGAAAACATGGCAGCAGCTATTAAGGATGCTCCTGCTGCTATCACAGAACAAGCTCAAGATTACCTCGCTCAAGAAGTAAGCAACTACAACGAAAGACGAGAGCTTGAAGAGCGTAGTATTGCTGTTAAACAAGCCCCAGAAATTAAAAGTTTTAAAGATCAGATAAGTAGTATAGAAGGTTACGACACTTCTGCTTTAACAGGTTTGAATCAGTCCTACGAAGAATTTGTTGAAAAGCATTGGGACGGAGAAAAGTGGACTGACGTAGGCACAAAAAACCAAGCTGCCGCAATGGAAAAAAATCTCCGTGACCAAATTTACGATACAAAAACTAGGATCAGCGACGCAGGGTTTGACGCTAACGCCGCCCGTAAAGCAGGCGACGAAAGAATTATTAGAGATGCTAAAATAAGTATTGACAGTTATAGACCTACAGAAAAACAGTCAAAAGATTTAGCAGAAACGCTTGCCGCTGAAGACGGCGAGGAGTTTGACAAACTAGATCCTGAAGAGCAGGCAGAGTACATTGACGACGCTAGGTTTAATTTAATTGAAGAAAACCGACGAGCAAACTTAGCTATCATTGCGACTGTTGATCCTTCACAAGCACCTGCTAGAACAATTACTGAAGAAGAAAACTTAAGTTTTACGCAGTACAGTGAAGAAGATCAAGCAGAAATTATGGAGGAATACTCTTTCCAAAAAGGTCAAATGTCTCTAACTCAAGTTATGAAAGAGCTTGAAGAGGATGGATTCATAACTGCTCCTGAAAAGAAAAAGGAAGACAAAACTAAAGAGCCAGTGTTGTATAGAAGAGAGCCGGGCTTTAGATTTATGGACAGACTTCAGGAACGGTATGAGCAAAATGTTCAAGGTCTGGCAGACCGTCGATCAGGAAAAAATTAATGAGCGAAGAAAGAGAACGACGCCGACGAAGACGCTCTAGACGAAGACGCTCTAGAAAGCCTAAGGGAGAGTACAGTTCTTTACGTGCTGGTGCTATTGACTTTGTAGAGTCTGCTATAGGTATCGGAGATGAGCTTGATGCTGTAGCTAGGCTTGCGTCTGGTGAAGCTGAAAGCTGGTCAAAAGCTATAGAAGGTTCCCGACGGGAGTTGCGTTACTTTGAGCGTAGAAACCCCGGAGCTTCTAAATTTATTACAGGTGCTGGCTTTGCGGCAGGTCTTTTTGTACCCGGAATGGGGATGGCAAAGATTGCGCAAGCTGGGACCGTAGCAGAGAGGGCTAGAAAAGCGGCGGCACTGGGGGCAGTAGAAGGTGCAGCTTACGGTTTCCTATCAGGAGAAGGCGAAGAAAGAGCTACAGGCGCTTTGCTAGGTGGTGGATTAGGTGCTGGCATAGGTGGTGCTGCGGGTGCTTTTCTTACTAAGGGCGCTGACGCAGTTAAAAAACCAACGGTTGCTAAGGCAGACGACAAAGCAGACGACGCAGAGGTTTCTTTTATAGGAGGCGAAGAAGGTTTTGTTGACGTTACACAAGCAACAGAGAAATCTAAGCCGGGATTTGAAGTAGACACCAGTACCCAACGAAGAAGCGCCCGTAGAGTTGAGGCTGACGAAGACGCCGTAGCTAGAGAAACGATTGAACCTGAGAAAGCAAGCGGTGTTATTGGAAGTGTTCTTTTAGGAACACGTCAGTGGATTGCTAAGAACGTAGGGGAAAGGGCAGCAAAACTAGCAGAAGATGTGGAAACAATGATTCGCCATGACCGCAGAGCTTTAGACAACATCTTTGAACACAACTTTGCTGATGCTTACAAACTGTTTGAAGATAACCAGCAGCTAAAACTTCTTAGTACAAGAATGAACAAAAGCATTTCTAAGAAGCAAAGAGTAACTTGGGACGACTTCAACAGAGCCGCAAAGACTCCTGAAGAAAAAGCTGCACTTAAGCAAGTTGAAGAACAAATTAAAACTCTTCAGGGACTAGACGTAGTAAAAGGATCTCCTGACTACTTTCCGACTAAAGCTACTATAGGTGGTAAGGAGTCTGTAACCATGACAGTCTCTGATTACGCTAATCCTATAGACGCTATTAAAGAAATGGCTGAAGACGTAATGAGTGCTAGGGCTTTGGCCCAACGCTTTGGGTTGATAGACGAAAAAACAGGACAGATTATTGACGAAAGACTCATCACTAAGTCTGGTAAATTAAGGCTCAAAGAAGGCGGGGATGCTTTAAGAAGACCTGACCCCCAAAAAACTCAAGGACGAGTAAACTACGTCATAAAAATGATTGAGTTAAAAACAAGAAGAGAGGCCAGAAAACAGTATTTAGCGCAAGGGTTTTCAAAAGCAGACGCAGCAGAAAAAGCTAAAGCTGTATCCGCTAATCTTGGTAATGGATTACGCTCTCAAATTATTGCTTCAAAGAAAGGGGGAGACGCTGCGGGTGCTGTTGCAAGACGCTTGACTTCTTCTGCTCTCTTAGCTAATCCGTTAAACGCTGCGTTAAACTTGATTGAAGGGGTAACCGCTCCTATTTACCAAAACGGAATAGGTGCGTGGGCAGAAACAGCGGCTCCTGCAATACTGCGTACTGTAAAGGTTGCGCTTGACGAACTAGGCACGACCCCTGTTTTGGGCAAAGTTATTCCTAAAGTAAACATGAATACTAACAAATGGTTAGGCACAGAAAAATTAGGCATTGACCAAGACTACATGGGTGAATTGGCTAACACAGGTAAACGTGCTGTTTCAGATGCAGCGGATAAATTTAACTTTATTCGTTTGCCAAGGTTTGCTCAAGCAGTTGACGTAACAGGTAAAACACTTTACAAAGTTAGTGGGGTTTCTACTGTAAACCGCATGGGTCAAGAGATACTTACTAACAGTGCAATTAAAAGAGGAATACGTTTAGCAAAAAAGGGCAGACCTCAAGACTTAGAAAAGCTCAGAAAGCACGACGGAATGAAAGGACTTACTGATTCAGAATTTAGGTCTACCGTTCAAGCCTTAAAAGATGAAGATTTAAGTAACCCTTGGATCATTAACTTTGCTGGGTCGTCGCTGAACAAATGGCAACCTGTAAGCGCCAGCGCACTGCCCAAGGCATTCCACGACAACCCCAACGCTCGTATGTTCTACAGTATGTTGACGTACATGAACCGTCAAATGAACAACATCAGAGAAGACATAGGCTTAAACTTACTTAAAGCTCAACGACTTGGATTAAATAGTGCAGAGGGATCTCAAGCTGCTAAAGCTGCTATGTTTAACTCAGCTAAATACGTTGGTCTTTTTGGCGTAGTAGCAGGTATCTGGGACGACGCAAGAAAAACTTTAGACCTTTCTAAAAACCAAGACGTAGAAGATGTGCTAACTCCAGAAGGCATTACTAACGCCACTATGAATCAGCTTGCCTCTAACATTTCAAGCGGCTTTGTAAACATAAGGTCTGAACAGTTTGGTGGAAAACCTGTAAGTCTTGTTCCTGCTCCTATTGAAGCTGTGTCTACTTTAGGAAGCGGTTTGATAACCTCTGCTGAACGTGCTGTTACCGGAGAAGATGAGGCTGCTATTCCCGCACTAAGAGCCATCAGAACTTACGCTCCGGGTTTAGCGAATATAGATAGGATTAGTAGGATGACTACTGGACAGCGTTTGTTTGAAGATTACATTGACTAAGGACTAACCGATGAAAGACAAAGACCACACAGTATCGTACACCTCTATCGACTACCACTCTATGTGTCAGAAGTCTAAGGACCGCATCAAGAGAATGCAGAAGGAAGGAATACCTACGTCCCATGACTCCAAAGAAAAGCCAGAGGACGTAGGTAAGGTTGAAGGTTACTCTATGATTTTCATGTCATAGTTCACAGTTGTTTCCTGTGCAGGCCAGTTGTTGTGATCCTTCAGTCATATCGCTGGCTTCTTCTATGTCCCACGATATTTCCTTAGGAAACTCTTTAGCAAGCTGCCTGTACTCTTTCTTGTCCACAGGCTCGTACGGTGCTTGTTGGTACGTGTGGTCTGAGTACGGCAGGAAGCTGACACCACTAACCTTGTCGAACTTGTTGTACAACCACTGGCCCACCTCCAAGAACTCATCGTCCCGGTAGTAGCAAGTCATCGACGGCTTGTGCTCACACCACTCATCCTGATATATCTCCCACAGTTCTAACTGCTCCATAGCACCCATGTCTGAGGCTGTCACAGCGCCCTCAGGAGACGCGATAGGGAAGCTAAATACCCGTGTACTGGGGGACATTACATCG